CCGTGGCCTGCCGGTCGGGCCTCGCCGGTACGTCTACACGTTGCAGAACGGCGAGGTGCGCGGGTTCGCCCGGTCGGACGTGCTGCATGTGACCGACTTCTCCACAGATGGCCTCAAGGGCCTCTCTCGTATCGAGGTTGCCCGTAACGCCATCGGGATCGAACAGGCCGCAGGTGAGTATGCGGGCCGGTTCTTTACCAACTCTGCCCGCCCCGACGGGGTGTTGACTTCTGAACAGTATGTGGGTCCGGAAGAGGCCAAGCGGATCAGGGTCGACTGGGAGAACCTTCACCGGGGCCTGTCGAAGTCGCAGCGGATCGGGGTGCTGCATTCCGGCCTGTCGTGGCAGTCGATCGGGATGCCAAACAAGGACGCCCAGTTCGCCGAGGTGCGCCAGTTCCAGATCGGCGAGATCGCCCGCCTGTACCGCATCCCACCACACATGATCGGTGATCTTGAACGGTCAACGTCGTGGGGGACCGGCATCGAGCAGCAGTCGATCGGGTTCGTGGTCTACACGCTACGGCCGCTGCTGAAGCGCATCGAGGGGGCGGTAAACCGTGACCTTGGTGACCCGGACACGGGAACGACGCTGCTGGATGGCGGCAGGTTCGCCGAGTTCCAGGTCGAGGGGCTGCTGCGCGGCGACATGGCCGCACGGGCGTCGTTCTACAGCTCGGCGATAAACGACGGCTGGATGGTCCCCAACGACGCACGCAGCCTGGAGAACATGCCGCCGCTGCCCGGTATGGACCGGCCACGTATCCAGTCCGGGTTCGTCCTCATCGACGAGGACGGCGCCCCGGTGCAGTTGAACCAGCCGGCCGACCCGTTCGGACTGTCCAGGTCTGAACGTATCCGCAACGCCTACGAACAGCACATGGACGAACTCGCCAATGGAGGTCCGTCGTGACAGTCACTATCGAACGTAGATATGCGACCTTGACGGACGTCGAGGTGCGCGAAACCGAACACGGCGGACTGCGGTTCTCGGGGCATGCGGCGGTGTTCAACTCGCCCACCGACATCGGCCCGTTCCGTGAACAGGTCGCCAAGGGCGCGTTCAAGCGCACCCTCGGGATGGGGGCGGACGTCCGTCTGCTATTCAACCACGATCCCGACTCGGTGATGGCCCGCACCACTAACGGCAGCCTCGAGCTCCGTGAAGACGGCACCGGGCTGCTGGCCGAGGCCGACCTTGACCCGTCCGACTGGGACGTGCAACGGCTGCTGCCGAAGCTGCGGTCAGGCAACGTGTCGCAGATGTCGTTCGGGTTCCGGGTGATCGACGACGAGTGGTCCGACCCTGACGACGACGGCAGGCAGCTGCGGACGTTGCGGGAGGTGCAGCTGCTCGACGTGTCGGCGGTGACGTTCCCTGCCTACGACGACACCGACGCAGCGTTGAACTCGATTGCCCGTGGTGCTTTGGCGTTGGCCGAGCAGCGCGGTATCGACACCGAGATGGACACCGACCAGGTTGCCGACACCATCCGCCAGTCGATCACCGACGGCGACGTTCAGACTTCTCCCGAAGAGCGGGAGGAACCATCGACCCCCGACGACGACCCGGCCCCGGTGGAAACGCCACGCCACTCGCCGTCACGGTCGCATCTCAGAAAGCGGCTCGACTACCTAGAAACAACCCTCTAGGCCGTCACCCGCACCGACGCGCCCCGCACATGCGGGGCTTTCTACATGGAAGGAGCCAACATGGCTTCGCTCAACGAGATGCGTGCCGAACGTGCCCGCATCTTTGAACAGGCAAAGGCGCTCGTCGAGCGTGCGGAGTCTGAGGACCGTGACCTTTCCGGTGAGGAACAGGCCGCATGGGACCAGATGAACGCCGACATCGACGATCTGGCCCGCCAGATCAACGAGACTGAGCGTCAGGAGCGGATCGACGCGGTACGGAACTCGCTCGACCCCGACAACGACCGTTCGAGCTACCGCACTCCCGAACAGGACTTTGAGCGCCGCTTCGGCGCGTTCCTGCGCGGCGAGGTCCGGTCGTTCGACTTCACCTACACCTCCGCGGACCTCAACGAGAAGCGTGACCTGCTCGCCGGGTCAGGAACCGGCACCAACGTGGTGCCGATCTCGTTCGTCCGTAGCCTGCGTGAGCACCTGGTCGAGAACTCTGCCATCCGGCAGACCAACGCCACGGTGCTGACCACTTCCGGCGGTGAGGAACTGCGGGTCCCCAAGACCACAGCCCACCCGGACTCGGCCATCGTGGGGGAGGGCGGCACGATCGGTGCCAACGACCCGACCTTCGACCAGGTGACCCTCAACGCCTACAAGTACGCCAACCTCACTTCCGTGTCGCGGGAGTTCATCGAGGACGAGATCGTCAACGTCCTCGAGTATCTCGCACGTCACAACGGGATCGCGCTTGCGAACAAGTCGGGCGCCGATTTCGTCAACGGTGACGGTGCCGGCAACCCGCAGGGCGTGGTTGACGCGGCAACGTCCGGTGTGACTGCGGACGCAACCGACGGCATCACGGGCGAAGAGCTCATCGACCTGCAGCACTCGGTCGTGTCGGGCTACCGGCGCAACGCCTTCTGGATGATGCACGACGCAACTGCCGCGCACATCCGCAAGATCCGTGACCAGTCGGGTGGCGCCGGCACCGGTCAGTTCCTGTGGCAGCCTGGGCTGCAGCAGGGCCAGCCGGACATGCTGCTTGGCCGTCCGGTCGTGACTGACCCGGGCGTGCCGGAGATGGCTGCCGGCAACAAGACGGTCGTGTACGGCGACTTCTCGGGCTACTACATCCGAGACGTTGGTTCGGTCCGGTTCGAGCGCAGTGACGACTTTGCGTTCGACTCGGACATGGTGACGTTTAGGGCCATCATCCGCACCGACGGTGATCTCGTTGACGAGAACGCTGTTCGGGCGCTGACGCAGGCCGCTAGCTGATCGTGACGGCCGGACGTCCTGCCACGGTGGGACGTCCGGCCCGACCCGGAGGTTGTCATGCCAAAGATCAGACTGCTGCAGTCGTTCTCCGGTGCGGTGGACGGCAATCACAACAAGAAGGCCGGCGACGTCATCGACGTTTCCGACGGCTGCGCGAACGACCTGGTTCGTCGTGGCCGTGCCGAACATGTCGCCGCCAAGAAGGCCGCAAAGAAGGCGGTCAAGAAGGCCACCGAGGCTGCCGCGTCGTCTGGCGCTCCGGAGGCCGCGATGCGACCCGAGGCAGAGCCGCGTGACGGCTAACTCGCACGCCCCGGACATGCGCGCCACCCATGAACGGCAGTTCGCTCAAGAACTGCAGGCGTTCGTGGAACGCCATCAGGGCATCTTCGGACGGGTGGGCGACATCGACGAGGACCTGTGGTCGTCACGGGTGTCGGACGTCATTTTCCAGAACGGCAAGCAGACTGCCACCGAGTTCGGCCGGCTGATGTACCAGCTGCTTGCCGACCGTGACGGTGGCCCCGTCGAGACACGGTTTAGGCCGGACTTCCTCGACGAATGGATCGGGGAAGTGTCCGAGAACGTCGGTAAGGCGATGGTGGCCGGCATGGTCGCCGACCTTGCTGTCAACGACGACCCGGACAGCATGTTCGAGCGGTACCGGACGTCAGCGACGCTGATGGCGGTGTCGTTGACGACCTCGTTCGCTCAGTTCGGTGCGCACGACGGGGCCAGGGCGGCCGGGGCACGCAACAAGACCTGGCGTACGAACTCGGGCAACCCACGTTCGTCCCATGCCGCTTTGGACGGTGAGGCGGTGCCGCTAGGTCAGCCGTTCTCGAACGGGATGCGTTGGCCTGGGGATCGGGCTGGCGGGGTCGAGGAAACTGCAGGTTGCCAGTGTTCGTTGACGTTCTCGAAAGGCCGCTAGATGACGTTTGCGACCATCGGCGAGCTCGAGGACTTCACTGACGCAAAGTTCACCGTCTCACGGGCCGAACTTGCGTTGCAGCTGGCGTCCGGGGCGGTGGAGTCGGCCGCGAAGACCACTCATGCCACCATCGTCAAGACCGACCGTGAAGACCTGCTCGACGGAACCGGGACCAGCGTGCTGACGTTGCCGTCCTGGCCCGTCTCTGATGTCACTGCGGTCGAGATCGACGGCGAAGCAGTTACCGACTTCACCTGGTCCCGCAACGGCGTCCTCGAACGTGACGACAAGAACTGGCCGCAAGGCCGACGCAACATCAAGGTCTCTGCAACCTACGGGTTCGCTGACGAGGACGTCCCGACAGAGATTAAAGCCGTCACCCTGCAGGCCGCTGCACGGGCGATCCTCAACCCGGCACGGCTGAACTCGTTCTCGGACGGGCAGGTGTCGGTCGGGTTCGGCGGTGGCGGGGTAGGCACACAGGTCCTCGATCTGTTGCCTGGCGAACGTGACATGGTTGTGCGGGCTGTCAGATGAGTTTCGTCCCCAACCTCGACGTTCTGGCCGGCTACGCACGCAACTTCCAACAAGCCGCCTGCACCATCACTGAAGAAACCGACGGGGCATTTGACCCGGACACCGGCACCTACGGTGACCCGACGGTCACCACCGTCTACGACGGCAAGTGTCTGGTGCAGCCCACACCGGGCGCACGGGCGGTGGAGTTCGGGGAAGGCCCGACAAGCCTACGCACCTTCGAGATACATCTGTCCGGTCAGGCCGGAGACGTCAAGGCCGGCCACAAGGTGTCCGTCGCCGGGTCCCGCGACGACCAGCTGAACAGTTCCGGCGACCTTGTGGTGATCGACGTGGAGAAGTCCTCGACGTTTACCAACCGGCGGATCATCGTCGAGGAGGTCCTTGACTGATGGCCAGACTCGACGCCTCCGAACTGTACGCCGCAGCTGACCGCCTCCACACGACCGCAGACGACATTGAAGACCGTCTCGAGCCGCTGTTCTCGCAGTGGGTCGACAACGTGTACGCGGTGATGCACGACGAAGAAGTCCCGGTCGACCAGGGCGACCTACGTGATTCCATCGAAGTGGAACGTCAAGGGCTCACGGCAACGATCCGGCCCACCCTGCGGGTCGAAGGCCGCGGCGGTAAGACACACAGTCTCGGCCACATCCTCGAGTATGGCCGTGGCAACACCCCGCCGGACCCGTTCATGGCTCGTACGGCTGCGCGGGCTCCGGACGAGATCCCGGACATGAACCTCGGTGACGTCCTGTGAGAACCCTCACCGACGACATCATCGGCGTTCTCGAAGCCGGCGGACTCACCGTGGCCGACGGGATCGCTGAAGGCCTCGACCCGCCCTACGTGGTCGTCTACCCGCTTGTGCAGACCCGTGACGGCACCTGGTCCGACGCCTGGTCCGACGTCGGCAAGACGTTTCAGGTGACCTGCGAGGCCGTGTCGCGGCAGCAGGCCGAGTGGTTGGCCGACCGGTGCGACGACCTCATCGCCGCCTCGGACCTGGTTGCCGTCATCGCGCCGCGGGCCGAGGTGGTCCGTGACGACACCACCGGAGCCGACTCCCGTTTCAAAGCGTTTCCTCGCTACAGAATCCGCACGTTCAGCTAGGAGCCGACATGCCACGGATCTACAAGGACGACCGCAGCAAGGTCGTGGGGCGCCGCCAGTACGAACGGCTCTGGAAGCC